GCTAGTGATCTTGCAATTGCGATTGCGGTATAAGTAGCGATCATTTTAGCTCCTTCTTGCATTAAAATATCACCTACAGATTTAAGGAAATCAGCAAATACCTGTTGCGCTGTTGTAGTGCCTTCAATTAAACCTTGGACGCCTTTTGTTAATGAATTACCAACAGCATCGCCAATACCTTGCGATACACGTACCGCAACAGATTCAAGATCCTTTAATTGTGTTTGAGCAGATCCAATAAAATTAGGTATAACGCTGCGCCTAGCTGTAGCATCTGATATTTCTTTTTGTTTAATAGCTTGCTGGTTTAAGTTTTCTAATATCTGTGGGCCTGCTGCTATTTGCTGGTTTAATAAATCAACATCTTGCATTCGCAGGTTAACTTGCTCGGCTGTTAAATCTGTTTCTTGAAGTGACCCTTCTATTTTTTTAATTTGGTCCACTAACATTAGTTTATTTTGCGCTACAAGCTGTTCATTTTGCGCAAACTGTGCAGCAAGTGCAGGATTGGTGCCGCCAATAATTAAATCTAACGTCTTTTGGTCTAATTGATTTTTTTGTATTGCTGTATCTAGATTCGCTTTTGATTGTTGCAAAACTGTTCCAGTGCTTTCTGCTAATGATTTTGTATATTCGTTTTGAAGATTAATTTTTTCAGTTATTGCGGTTTGATTATTTAATTCTATTAATCCTTTGGTTTGTTGATCTAATTTTGCTGTCGCTGGCGAAAATGGCTTGATGTTATTTGCAGCATCTACTTGCATTGCACGTGAGCCTACAGGCGCTTGCATTGCGGCAGCCCCAGCCTGAGCAAGTGTTTGAGTTTGCGCCTGTGGCAATTGAGGCATTTTGCCTGATTGCGGCAAAAATCTATTTGTTGCCCCGTGCATTAATTCATAAATTAATTTGCCATCTTTCATTGCGCGAATAGATGCGCCTCCGCCTCCGCCAGATTGATATTTCTTTTCACCGCCTGGCACTATAGGCGCATACATCGCCGTGTTTTCTACTGATGGCCCAAAACGATTTTGGTTTTTGTCTGGTGTATAAAAATCAATTGCTGTTCTTCCTGTACCGCCACCTCTAGCTTTGTGCGCAGCCTCAGCATCTGTAATAAATTTATTTTGTTCTGTGACAGTGCCTTTTAAAGGGAACACTCTGCCTGCAACTCCCGCATTACTTAATTCTATTTTTTTACCTAATTTATCATACCCTTCAGCAAGTTGAATTAATAACTTGCGTTTTTGCTCTAAATCTACAGTTGGCCCAAAAGATAAATCTTGATGGTAGGCAGCACTGCCTCCAATTACATTGCTAGGCCCAGTCCGTAAGCCTGTATCAAAAACACCTTTTACTGTTGCACCAGCACCACCTGCCCCACCAGTTGGTTTTGCGCTTTCCATTATTTCCTTTGCTTTCTTAGCACCTTCCACCATCAAGTCGCTTAATGTGCGGCCTGCTGTTTGCAGTATTCCAGCTACTTGCCGTGCATAATTCTTTTGCATCTCGCCAATTTCACGTTCAATGCCACGTTTAAAATCTGTTAATGTACGTTCTAATTGAATCTTTTTCATTGTTGAATCAAATTCAATCTGCCTTCTAGTTACAGCAGCATCGTTTAAGGTTTTAGCGCTATCACGTGCAGTTTGTAATGATTGAATTTCAGCAGGGCTTTTTCCGCCAACTATTGCACGCGAAATGTCTTGAGTTTGACCAATAAATTGCCTACTGCCCGCAAGTTTTAATTGCGCTTGCTGCAAATCAAAATTTGCTTTAACGCGCTGATCCTCAAGATCGCGCTCCATATCAGCAATACGGCGTAGCGTAGATACCCTAAAATCAGCAATTTGTTGTTCATACTGCAAGCGATTATCTTTTAATTGCAGCTCAGTGTTTTTATTTATCTTAGCAATTTTATTATTATTTTCAATTCTTAAGTTTGCTAATTCTGTTATTGCATTCTTTTCGGCTATAGCATTGGCTTCGTTTAATAATTGTGTTGGGTCTGTTTTTTTACCTGTTTTTTTGTCTTCTTTTTTTTGATTTTGTGCAATCTTGCCTAATGGGCCTAAAAACTCTCCTACTGGCCCTAAGACTTTTGTACCTGGATTTAATGCCATCATTAAATCTGGATTTTCTTGCAAATATTTTGTAACAAATTTAAGCTCATTAATTATCGTATGGCCAAAATCACTTTTGCTAATTAAACCACTAAAATATTCAAATTCATTAGATAAATATTTAACTACTAACAATACGCCATCAAGTGCATCTTTTAGAATTGTTACCCCAGTTACTGCCGTTGGCCCTACCGCATTGCCAATTACTACCTGCAATGATTCAAACGAGCCTTGCAGTTGAGCTAATGACCTGTCTAAATTAGTGCCGCCTTCTTCTGCACCATTATAAAATGACGCGCCTTCTTTTGTTAATTCATTAATTGCTTTAATAACAATTGGATAAGTTACCTTGCCTTGCTCCGCTAACCGCAGCACCTCGCTAGTGCTGGTGCCCATTACCTTTGCTAAAGCTTCAAATATGGGAATACCAGCCATTGCGAATTGCTTCAAGTCAACCGTATAAGCTCTGCCAATACTGCTGATTTGACCTAAGTTAACAGCAAACCGCTGTAACTTTTCATTATCGCCTAGTGCCAAATCACCTAGCAGTTTAGTAGCCGTGCCAGCATTTTTTGCTGTTACACCATAAGCGGCAAGTGTTTTAGTAGCTTCTAGCAACCCAGGCAGGCCAAGGCTGGTAGCATCTGCTGTGGTTTTTAGGTCTGCAATAATTGCATTTGTTGCTTCTACATTTTTAGTAAATAATGTAAGTTGCTGGCGGTTTCTATCTATTTCATTTGAAAATTTAAGTGATGCGCCTGCAACAGCAATTAAACCAGCGCCTAAAGCAACAGCACCAGCACCGGCTACCAAAAACGCTGGTGATATGCCTTTTACTGAACTTTGCAATCCAGTTAATGATGATTCAAGACCTTCAATTTCTTTTTTTATTGCTTCGCCACCAATGCCGCCTTTACCGGCAAGCTGCATCTTTTTGCTTGCAATTGCAGCTTGCAGTGCGAGTATGTCAGCAGTAGCTGCTTTACTAGCTGCGCCAGCAGTTTTTAATTGACTTGTAAAGCCTGCTATTGAATTAACAGCAAGGCCAACACGACCGGGTAAAGCATTAACTGCTTGCTGTAAAGCGTCAAGTTTTACATCGTCTACTGCGCGGCCAAATTGCTTAAGTTGCTGTGTTGCCCTAGTAGCATCAACATTAATGGCAACATTAGCGACAACCGACACAGCTAGGCACCTCCTACTAGCCCTAGTCTAGCGTCGTCGCCGCATCGCAGCTTCCTGTTCATCATTGGACAACTCAAAATAAGCTGACCACAGAAGTAATTCTTCCATAGTCAGCTCTGAATTTAATTTAGCTAACGTATAGCCTAATTCCTTAGCTACACCAAGCTGGAGCCTAAGCAGGTTATCCTTTTTAAGCTCCGTCTTTATTTTTTTGTATCCACCTCTTCCTTAATATCTTCGCTGATAACAGCAAGCATCAATGATTGCAAGTCAGCATCACGCACCTCGTTTTTTAACTCGGCAATTTCACCAGCAGCAAATATCCGCTGGCCGTTTTCATCTGTTGCTTTTTGAACTAGCAGTTGCAATGCAAACGCATTCACGTCATCAGATGCGGCATCCTTTTGTGCACGTTCACGTTCGGCCATTGTTAATGGTGAACGGTAGAACACAAACTCAGTGCCATCAGCTAGTATCACCGTTTTTTTGACGGGAACTAAATTAGCAGCTTTTTTTAATCGGTCTAGTGCTCTGATTGCAGTGGATGCCATTAGTTATCAAACAGTGGTAGAGAAGTCGAATGTAGGTGCACCAGTAGGACGGAAAGTAATTTCTACCATCTGGGCATCATCTGGGTTGATGTTAAGCGTTGCACTTAGCAGTACAGCATCCATAGCGATGCTGCGGCTTAATGCTTCAGTTGCACCTTTATCAGTGTACAACTTAAATGCACAGCCAACTTGCTGGCGCTGTAACACATCTTCTACCATCCGGTTAGAAAGTGCGCTGTCCTCATTAGTCACAAATACTGATGCACTGCCGTTGCCATCAGCAAAGCCTGGGATGTAAGCCTTAAATGGTGCATACTGACCAACGGCTTGGCCGATGGTGGTAACGTCGATTTCAGCACGGCTGATCTCGAAGCTCCAGTTCTGCACTTGGCCTACAGCAGCATAATCAGCGTAATAAACCTCAAATTCATTTGGTGCTGCAATAGTGCCATCATCAGTGATAGCAAGAATAGTGCCGCCAGCACTGGTTGATACGGTCAACACACCAGTAGCAGCAACGTAACTTAATACGTAATAAGTAGTGGCTGAACTGATTGGTTCCGGTAATGTACCGGAACCAGCAGCGCCGGTTTGGCTGTTTACAACACGGAATTTAACGGGATCACCAACCTTAAGGTTTAGGTAAGTTTGAACGGTGATTTGGTCGCTAGCAATGCTGACGTTGGTTTCACCGAACGTTCCAGTGGTACCAGCAGGCTTGTAGTAAAGAGCGCCGGACGTACCGGATAAAACTGTGACGGCCATTGATGTAAACGATGATTGGCTGCTCTAAGTATAGCGTTCAATCCAAATAAGCTTCAAATGTTGCCGTTAGCTGCGTTTGAAAATATGGCTCAGGTGATGCAGGCGTTACAACTGCTGGCCCTGATGCAGCATCAAAGATAATGCTAGAGAATTTGGCACGGTCAAATAAATCCTTGATGCGTTCAGCAATTGTGTAGTTAGCTGCGGCACCAACACCTATAGGCGTAAACACATTTACTACTAACACACCGTTTTGACGGTTGAACCCAACACCGCCTGTAGGCAGCAATGTAGCGTAGGCATTATCGCCAAACCGTATTGATACCTGAAGCCACGGCGCATTGCCTGGTGGTGTAAATGGAACGTTTGCATAGCTAACAGGATAGACCGGTGCTATCACCATTTCAGTAGCTATCCGTCCTTCAATAGCAGCGCGGACGTTGTTATATGTGCTGCTCATGATTCTCGCCCAATTTTGGCGGCTGCTATGCGTACTCTGCCTTGCACGTCTTTAGAGATACCTTGAATCCAACCGGCTTGGCCACCTTGAGCGCCAGCAGTTTGCTTGCTACTGCCATTCGCTAATGCCTCTGCATATGGCAGGTTGTTATGAACGCTGTAGACATTACCAAGCCGCTCTTGGCTGTAACCAATGCGGTCTAATGCTGGTGTGCCTGTGTATGTACCTGGTGGCTTTATGCCGCCTGATGCTGAGTTCTCGCCTACCTGCCAGCTAACGCGAAACCTACCAGTATCAACTGGGCTAGCTTGTTTTAACAGGCTGTCAGTTTCGAGCACCGCAGCACGCAACAGCTTTTCCATTTGCTTTTCGGCATAATCACCAATCTGGTTTAGCCTTATAGTGCCTGCCATTAGACCCTCAAAATTAATTCATAGGTTATTGCTGTATTATCTTGTTCAATTGTTGTAACTGTAATAATTTGATGCACTACTGATGCAATCAGCACTTTATCTGCTGGTGTCGGTGCATTAGCTACATCAGCCGCTGCTACCATCAGCCGCTTATCACCTGCTTGGATTAGGTCGTTTACCTCGCGTAAATTTACGTCCTCAAGCACACCACGCACAACCGTATCAGCAGCAGTTTCAGCCGCTGTGCCCGTAACAGGGTCATAGGCGCCCATTGTGATACGGCGAATGGTGGCGGTGCCGCCAAACTTAGCCATCAGCTTGGATGCAACCTTACGTAGCGGGTTGGCTAAACTCATATCTTATACGCAATGCAAGCGCCGTTATTAAGTTGGATGCTTGTAAATACACCCCGCAATTCATAGCCAGCCGGGAATGATTCACCATTAAGACTATTGCCCGTCATGTTAGTGCTAACAATTGTGTTAACGTGCGTGTTTTTGTAAAAATCAATATGGTTAAACCTACCAGTATGCGCAGCCGTGTCAGTAATGACCTCACCGCCGAGCGTGTAGTCAACATCACCGCCTTGGTGGCCTTTGAAGCTCATATCTTGTACGCCACGACGGTGCCGCTAGTTAATGTGATGCTAGTAAACACGCCGCACATCTCACAGCTTGCTTTGATGGGAATTGCCGTAAGTGCATTACCTGTGTAATCCAAAGCCGTTAAGCTTGCTATCACTGAATCCTCTAGCGCCACAATTTTGCCAAACCGGCCAGTATGGGCAGCCGTATTATCAATAAACTCAGCGCCTGGATACTCGCTCATGACCGTTTGATGGAGAAATTGCCTGGTCCGCTTATTCTAATCCCTGTTAGGTATCTTTCCACTATTGGCGGGATTTTATCTGCACCGACAGCGC